AAGAGACAGGGTATAGTGACGAAGCGAGAGAACGATTACTGCCTTATATCTCTAGTGCTCTAGGTTTGTATAACCAGGCCTATGAAGCCTATACGAAGAAGAAGTTTGAGAAGACTCCTGAGTATATCTTGTCTGCGCTTTGGATAAACTATCAGAAGAAGAATGAATTTAATCCACCCCATGACCATGATGGAAAGCTATCGTTTGTAATTTATCTTGGGATACCGGAAGAGTTGAAAAAAGAAAATAAAGAGTATAAAGGAAGATCGTGTGGACCTGGAGGTATACAGTTTTTGTACGGTGAAGGACCGAGAGATGCTGTAACTTACATGTCTTATTTCCCGCAAGAGCGAGATATGTTTATCTTCCCTGCATGGTTGAAACATTGGGTAAGCCCGTTTCATTCTGATTGTACACGTATTAGTGTATCGGGAAACATACACGACTCTGCGCCTTTGAATAATATTACGAAGTTTGGACCTGAATATGTTAAAGATAAAAAAACTGATAGTTAGAGTTAGAATGTGGTACGCTGATGTACGAGGACACCATGGTAAACGATGGAACTATGAACCTGGTGATTGGTACATGGGCCGACATCGAAAAAGAAAATGATAAAGAAGAGTGATAAATATAACTATGTAGGTGGTACACGGTACATGGACAACGGATCACGGAACTATGAAGTTGCGGGATACAGACTTCCATCAGTGACCACGATCCTTGGAAAAACTAAAGACGATAGTTTCTTAAAAGATTGGATAAAGCGAAAAGGCAGAAAAGAAGCTGAACGAATCAAGAACCAATCAGCAACACGAGGAACATCTATGCACAAGTATCTGGAAAACTATGTGTTAGGTAAAGGGTATGAAGATCTAACGGAACTTGGACAAGAGACTAAACGTATGGCTCAGAAGGTCATAGAGGTGGGTCTAGCGCCCGTTTCAGAGTATTTCGGCTCAGAGGTCACGCTTTACTATCCAGGCCTATATGCGGGCTCTACAGACCTTGTAGGCATACACAATGGTAAAGAGACTGTGATTGACTTCAAGCAAGCTAACAGACCCAAGAAAGAGGAATGGATTGGAGATTATAAATTGCAAGCCGGAGCATATGCCATGGCCCATGACTATGTTCATGGCTCTAACATTGAACAATGTGTAATTATGGTATGCACTCCTGACCTATATTACCAAGAATTCAAGATTGACGGGCTTAATTTACGTAAGGCAAAACACGACTTTTTAAAACGACTAGACCAATATCATGAACTTTTAAGAGAAGAACAGGAGAAACCAACGTATGGCACGTGAGATAATTTATAATGCTATGTTGCAGAAGTATGAGGCAAACATCGCTGATGCAGATGCGAAGATACAAATACTTTTAACAACAGCTAGAATTATACCTGAGCACGTCGATATCACTGGAGAGATTGACAAACTTCTTGGTAAGATTGAAGAAGCAGAGTCAAAGATGGCGATATTGAAGCGAAAATATGGCATAAATTAGGCAAGATTTTGCGACACCTAGGGTGTCGGCAGGGTGTCGCTGCGATATCGCATTTTTAGAACAGACCATGAACATCGGACATTTGACCCAAAATGGACAAATTTTGCGACACCTAGAGCGATTTTGCGAGGGGGTGCCGAGGGGGTGCCGAGGGGGTGCCGACACCTTGATTTTGGTCAATTTAGTCAATGTTTTCAATGCTTATAGGTGATATACAGTGATTTTGCGACACCAAAATATTTTTTTTACTTCTAGCGCATATATAAAAAATTTTATACTATTAGGTATCGCAACTCTAAATATGGCAGAATTATGGCAAAAAAAAGAAAAAGAAAAAAGAGATACAAGCATGCAACCATAGGTAAAAAGAAGTATTACTTCTATAAAATTGTTTGGGTTGATCCGTGCGGCGACGCCGGGCATGCCAGTGAAGATGAAATGAAAAGCCTTCTTCCTGCCACAATGGTCTCACAGGCATACATATTTGCTAAAGATAAAAAATATGTTTGGACTTTTGCTTCGTATGACACAGAACAAGCTGTATTTTCTGATCGTAATTGTTTTCCAAGAAGTATTATCAAAAAAATGGAGAAGATATTAAACTAGATGTTAGAGAGATTTTACATATCCATATTAGCAATTTATTGTGTGTATGCTTTGTTTTATTATTTTTTTATTGGCCAATTTAACAAGCATAAACCTACAATGACAAAGGAAGAGTGGGATAAAAAACTATAATAAATGATTGCTTTTGAATGGGAAAAAATATTTTATGACGGCGACAAGGAGGAGAAAATGCAAGATCCAAAAAATAAAATTGAAGAACTTGAGGACAAAATTGAAAAGTTAGAAAACGATATTGCTAACATCAAAGATGTTCTTGATGTTCAAGATGAGCCAGACATAAACGAAGATGAGGATATTGAAGACGACGATCAAGACTAATCTTTTTTATCACCCTCGATCTGTTTCGGGTCGGGGGTGACATCTATAATCTGTGAATAATCATCTTCTATCTTTTTCATTCTAGCCTCTAATTCTTCTAACGACATATCATCTAACTTACCCGTTTTAATAATCTTTCTATCTATGTATAAGCCTGCGGCTTTACCTCTATTTGTCTCTGCATTTACGGCTGATGAGAAACTACCTTTTTTTAAAGCCGCCTCTTTAATTCTTGCAAGTTCTGCAACATGATTCTCATAGTTAACCTCAAACTTTTTTAATCTTTCTTGTTTTAATTTATCTACGTATTGTACTACGAGTGGTGATAGTCTTGGGTTTAATAGCTCTGACCCCTCAGACCTTGCTCTCTTTTCGCTGTAGCCTGCAAGTTTTGCCGCCTCTGTCTGTGATACAGGCCCGTTTGGCCCACCAAATACTATGTATTCTGCGAACCTTTTTTGCATTTCTGTTAATCTTTTTGGTACTCCCATATTGACTTTTTAAGGGAACATTCCTATAATGTCAAGCATGAGTGAAGAATTAAAAGAAAGAATACATGACCTGTTAAAGGTTAATGTTGAACATCAAAACCTTAATGCAGAGTTGAGAAAAGATGTGAAGTATTTACGAGAGAGGTCTCAGTTTTATGAAGAGCAGTGTGAGCAGTTAAAGAAAGAAAACAGAGAACTTAGAAATATGGGTAAAAACTTTATTGATGAGCACAGAAACAAAGGTGATATGTAGTGTACGTCAAACACTTACAAGAATATTTGGATAAGTTTACAGAGGGCAGAAACGGTATGCGTGGTAATGCTGTGAGTGATGCTAAAATCTATATCATGACAAGAAAAGGATATTTTGAAGAGATCAAACGTATTGAAGTGCATGAGAGTAATAACCCGCTTGACAGTTCTATTCGTGTTGTATTGAAACCAAACCGAGAAGAAAAACTAATACTCCCACCTGGATATATCAAAGACTATTAGTCGCTTGTGTGTTTTATTTTTCCAAAACAATCTTCGCACAAACATGTGTATTCACCCATGTCATAATCTTCTTCTATATCCCCGTGCCAATATAGATATGCGTCTTCCTCTTCATTTTGGCATTTATTACATTGTTTATCTATCATTTCTTCTTTCTTCGCCTAATGGGTAAGTCAAAGTCTTTAACAACTTGATTGCCTCGCTTGTTCGTCCACTCGCCTGTGATTCGCTTGTCGCCTGTCGCTTGTGTTTCGGCAGAACGGAGAGCTTTCTTCAGACTTCTCGCCTGTACTTCGAACTCTTTACTGCCTGTGAATTTATAGGTTCTCATATACTACCCATTCTAAATCATCAGTATATTTAACATTAGGATATATTTCTTTTATCTGTTCATGCTCATGATCCCAACAAGTATAATTATCTTGATAGTCACAAACATTACAATCTTTAATTGGTTTTAAAGATTTAATAGTTGTATATCTATCTGCAATTATTATTTTTTTCATTTATAGACTCTTTTGTTTTAAATAATCTTCTGTAAATGGGATATCTCTTATATCAATGCACCCCGCTAACTCTACATAGCAACGTTCATCATCTTTATCTATATCATACTCTACTAACATTCTTTTATAGATTTTATTTAATTGCTTTTTTGTGGGTTCACTATCTCCCCTAACTAAAACCGTGTCTACTCCGTGTTTAGTAGCACAATTTATTTTCCATACCATTGAACCGTCCATATTACACCTTTTGTTTGTTCACTTGTTGATTTAAAGGAAAATCGTAGAACTCCCAATCGTCCTCACATATCTGAACTTTAAATTTGTTTGGTAGTAATTTGTCATTTACCGCAGTTAAGCACTCAAATAATTGACTAAAGTTCTCACACACTACCTCTTGTCCTTTATCATTCGTTATTCTTACGTAGTTCATATTACACCTTTTGTTTGTTCGCTTGTTCTTCTTCGTGTATTTCTTTTTGATATTTTACTATAAGTTCTGCAACTTT